GAGACCCATATGAAGTGAAGTTTCCAACATTCTATCCTACAAAAACAGATGGTAGAAGTTCTAGAGCTGATGTAAACTCATCTTTAGTCTTACATAGAATTAAATTTCACTTTGGTAAAATAGGACTTTATGAAACAACACTTGAACGAGTCGGTAAAAACGACTACACAGAAGTATATGAATCAACAGAACTTGACGAGTACGACGCATCTGATGCACCATATCTCGAAGAGTTTATCAAAACTGTCCCAGTCTACGAAAGAAACACAAACGTAGATGTAACCCTCAGATCATCTCACCCAGCTCCAGCTACATTACGTTCTGTATCTTGGGAAGGTGACTATTCACCCAAATATTATAAACGTGTCTAATTATATACACCCACTTACATTGGAGGCTGCCACCGAGGTTGCCTCTAATTTACGTTCAGATGACCGCAGAGAGGTCGAAGAAGGCCATGGAGTACCAATAGCCCTATTACCTTCTTTGATGACTCACAACCCCTCCTACGTGTATTTTACAGTGCCTGACGGCAAGACTGCTGGCATGGCTGGAGTAGGAGAAGAAGGTGATATATGGATGCTTTGCACTCCTGATATACACCGATACCCAATTACATTTGCAAGAGAGGCCAAGCGGTATGTCGATAGCCGTACTGAGCCCCTCCTCTGGAATATAGTTGATAGCAGAAACAAGGTACATTTAAAATTACTTAAGTTTCTAGGCTTTAAGTTTTTACGTAAGTTAAAACATGGGCCAAACAATGTAACATTTATTGAATTTTGCCGTGTGCATGGATGCTAACGCAGGGGCTAGAGCCGCTGCTAGAGAAAGAGCTCGTCAAAAAGACGCTATTTATGCTCAAGAAAAGCTAAAGTTTTTTAACAAAGAAACACAGCTAGACAGAACACAAAACAGAAACATAATCGGTTACAGTCGTGACCTAGCTGATGCCCAAGTAAAGGCAATCTATACAGCTGGTCAGGGTAGATTAGCCGTACAGGACGTTGCCCGTAGGTACTTTGCAAACAAAAGTGTAAATGAAGGTGGACGTTCTTCACGATTTGGTCTGAAAAAATACCAAGCATTACTATCAAAAAGAGCTGAAGTTGATGCAGTTGTAGACAATATGTATGGTCGAAACATGGCGTATGCACAAGAAGGTGCAAGACGTAAGTATCTAGCTGCTAACGCTCAAGCAAGAGAACAACTAGGACTACCAGCAAGCTATGGTGCTCCTGTTATGATGCCTCCAACTAATAGATTAGGTGGTGCTTTACAACTACTAAGTACAGGTTTAAGTATGGCTTCAAGCTTTAAAACTGCTTTCCCGGGTGCGTTTGCTCCTAAGCTACCTGTACCTGATTTACCTACTGGTGGAGGGAATGTCTTTGCAGGTTTTAACCGAGGCCCAGCTGGTCTACCATCATTTTATGATTTTTAAATTATGACCGATTCATTTTCCAGAGTTATAGGTACGCCTAGAGATAGGCTACCTGAGCTTGACAATTACGAAAGAACAGAAGCTGATTTAACTCAGGCAGTTAATGATAGAATTGATGAGAATATATTAGATACAAAAGATTTCTTCGACCAAATGGTTCAGATTGCAGAATTGCAACAGAAGAGTCGTGATGCTAACTTAAATGCAATAGCCGAGCTTACAGGTAAAGTTGCTGAGTTTAGAGAAGTTAGACGACAAACTAAATCAGTACGTGATAATATTGCACAAGCTAATCTTCGTATGACGATGGCTGATAGATCTTTAGAAATGTTAAATGAAGATCAGTTTAAGTTTGAAGATGCTCAGTTTTATAATGAAGTTGCAAATGATAAAATATCTCCTTCACAAAAAGACTTCTTAAGTGTTCTTGACCAACCAGATGGTGTAGAAATGAGTGTCAGACAGTTTAAACAGGCTGTAATTGACGATGGTGGTTTCTATGGTGGTATCAAAGAAATGCTATATAAAAATGGTTGGGATGAAATTGAAACTCTAGCAGAAGCTAAAGATCTATACGGAGGATCTGAAGAAATAGCAGTTCTATCTCTATTTGTAGCAGCACAAAAAGCTGGCATAGATACAGATAGTCCACAGTTTAGAAAGATGTTTCGTAACGAGCTATACCCACAAATGGTTGCTCGTAAAGAAAATACACTACAAGCATGGGAAGGTAGAAGAGATAGACTTGCGAGTCAAAGAGCTGATAAGAAAGTACAGTTTGATATCAAAGACACTATACAAAGTTATATACCAGCTGGCCCAAATCAAGTTGAGTTCCAACCTAATATTGATGGTACGGGCGGTCTAGTTGAGCGTATTATGTTACGTAAGAATCTAGATCGTAAACGAGCTTTACAGTTCTTGACTACAAGCGTAGCTACACAAATTAGAAATGGTGACTTGTTACCTACTGATGGTGTAAATTTTAAAGATGTTCTTAGATTTACAAGCAAACAACAGCAAGGTAAACAGGTAGCTTTTAACGAGTTACAGATTGGTAACAACGATCAGTTTATTGATACAGCAATCTCAGATATTGATAGAGCTATAGATTCTGTACAACAAGACCCTAATACAAAGGTCAAGAAAGCTAGCGATAGATTCTATGAAACTAAAGTATTGCCATTACTACAAGAATATGGTAGCTTTGATGATATACCACCAGAACGATATGCTGATTTAGAAACAGACTGGGCTAACGATCCAATACTAAGATTTACAGAGTTTCCAGAATATATAAAAGGTGGTTACTCAAAGACTCAAACAGGTACTAGATTTAGTAATTCTAGTTACTCAAACCGTATTGGTAAAGCTAACTTCTTAGATAATGTAAAAGAGGAAATGAAAAACTCGTTTTCAACAAACTTAGCACTTGGAGCAAAAGGCAAAGAATCAGGTTACAAACTAACTACATTAGAAGGTTTTGAACTTGACAAAGCATTTGGAGCTTTAGAAGAACAGTATTATTTAGACAGACGTGATAACGCAAATGCAACTGATGCACAAATATTAGGTGGCCCAAATGGTAATGATGGTTTGATTGCAAAGTATACAAAAAAACTCCTTGATCGTGACTATAAAGAAGCCGCACAGCCATATGTAACATCACAAGTTGACATGGCACAGATTGCTACAAAAATTATACAAGATAATACTATACTAGATGCAGAGGGTTATTTATCTATACATGAGCTAGATCAGCTCAAAGAAGCTAGACTCTGGTTTCTTAGAAAAGGAGGCGATGTACCACAGTTTTGGAAAGACCTAGCAAAGAAAACAGGACTAGATCCTAGAAAATTAATGGAGCGTAGATTGATTGCTACTGGTGGGTATGATCCTGAGAAGATGAGAATTGTAAAAGATAATCCTTATCCTGAGCTTAATGAGTTTCAACTTGCTGACTTGCAACGTAATCCTACAATATCTAAAGGCATCAGGCTGTTTTATAAAAGAGATGGTAACACAGCAGCTGTAGTAATTGATGCGTCTAGGCAGAGAGATAGTGAAGGTAATTATCAGGAAGATGGTTACTATGAATTTGGTAGAAATGGTGGTACAAAAAGAGATAGAACTGGTGGTGATAATCTTAACATGGCTAGCGTTGAAATGTTATCCAAACGAGGTGCTACCAACTGGGGACGGTATGGATTTACCTCTGGTGAAATCAAACTAATTATGTCATCAGGTAAGATAGATAGAAACGCTGAGTTTAACGAAGATACACAGACTCAGATGCTAGCAGTATTATATGAAAAACAATTAGAACAGAAGAACGCTATTCGTGGTGTCGAAATAGATGGTAAAACATTTTGGAGACTAAATGATTTAACTAAGGTTGAAGAAAAAGCGGTAGAAGAGTTCTTCCCTGCATTGAAAGAAGCAGATTTATTTGGCAACTGGTCTACAATGTCACAAGACCTTATTGATATAGTCTTCTCACGCCCAACAGGTAGGAGAGTTGTCGAACCTAAAAAGAAAACTAAACGTGGTAGACGTTAAACATGGCTGAAGAGTATACACTAAATTTTGATAAAGACGATCTGGAAGCGATGCAAGAAACTGCTCAAGAAGCTACAGAAGCCTTTATCCAGCGTAGAGAAGACGAGCGAGTTGAACAAGAAGCTTCACAGCAAATCGAGCAGCAAGCTGCCGATGTAAAGTTTGACCCTCGCAACGCTGAAACATGGGGAGCTAAGGCTCTCATCAAAGAAGGCCAGTCCATTTTATCTGGTGGACTACAAGACACTGCATCATCACTCGCAACCTTTGGAGAACGTACAGTAGATGCGTTGTCCGGCGAGATGCAACAACAGCGAGAAGAGACAGGTAGTTACAAACCAGACTGGACACCTTTTGGTGCATACGATAACCCCATCGAAACACATACATGGTGGGGTAAACAGTTACGTGGACTTGTACACTTTGGATCTCTTGCGGCTGGTACAATACTAGCAGCAAAAGGTGCAGCCGCTACTGGACTGATAACTGTACCAGCTGGACTCACAGCATTTGCTAGTAGCAGTCTTGTTAGAGGTGCAGCTATTGGAGCTGTATCTGACCTTATATCAAAAGAATCAGATGAACAAAACGCATTAGGTGCATTACGTGACCGATATGGTTGGGTAGATACGCCTTTGTCTACAAAAGATACAGACCATCCTGTTATGATGAAAGTTAAAAACATCGTAGAAGGTATGGGCATAGGTCTTATATTTGATGGACTTGCATATGCCTTGAAGAGAGGTAGTAAAGAGTCTGTAGATCAGATTGTAAAACGAAATAGAAGTCTTAAGAAACAGCACATAGAAGCTGGTATTGCACAATTAAGACAAGGAGATGCTGAGTTTAGAGCAGACAAAAACTTACCACTAGCAGAACCACATCAATCTGCACACGTATCAGAAGTAGAACCACAGGTAGCTAGAGAACAGCTATCCAAGACTCGTAAAGACTGGGGCTCAGAAGAAGGATCTACAGGTAGTGTAACAACACCAGTAGAACGTGAGCGTATAGCACGAGAAGGTGCTACAGATGATGAAACAGTTGAGCGTGTTTTACGTGGTTTATTTAGTAGTGAGAAGTTTGCAAAAGAACTAGAAAAAGCAAAAGGTAGTAGAAAGGCTCTAGTTAATACCTATAGAGAAGCTATCGAAGCACACCAACGTATTACACAGGGTAGAAATCCTGTTGATATGTCGCCAGAAGAATATCTAAAAGAGTTGTTTGAAACTAACGATGTTATTGATGGTTTTGAAAACTGGACATCTAAAAACGTAGTTGTTGCTGACCTTGTACTAGGTACACTAATGAAACAGCTACGTGATACTGGTATTGCTGGTAGAGAAATAGCTGACTTAGTTGATCTAAATGACATAGACGGCCCAGCTAAACAGATTGTAGATACTATGCTAACTGCATTGTACCAAACAAAGAAAGCTAGATTTATCAAGTCTGATTCGTTTAGAGCTTTGGGTGCTGGTAAAGCTAGAAAAGAAGCACTAGATGCTGTAGTAAAACAAGAAGTAGAAGATGCAAAAGAAGCTATAACGTCTGTACTAAATCTTGCAAAAGACGATACAGATGATAACTTATTGAACGCATTGTTTGAAGCGTTTTCTATGATGGATGATGTCAACTCACTTGATGACTTTGATAATCTTATGCGTACCTTGTTAAAAGGTGGTAAGTTAAAACCAAATGGTGTAGATCGTACTGGTGCTATTATTAGAGAGCTAGAAGGTGTAATGACTAATAGTATTCTATCTGGCCCTAAAACTCCAATGCGAGCTATCATGGGTACATCAACTGCAACATTACTAAGACCTCTTGCAACTGCGTTAGGCTATGCTGTAAAAGCACCATTTACTGGTGACACTCGTGGACTCAAAGCTAGTCTTGCAGCTGTCAACGGTATGGTCGAAGCTATACCAGACTCATTTAAAATATTTAGAACTAAACTAAATTCTTACTGGAAAGGTGATCTAAGAACTATCAAGACACGATTCTCTGATTATACAAGAGGTGACGATAACTGGGAGATACTACGTAGATGGGCAGAAGATAGTGGTAGAGCTACACCCGGAGAACAGGCTGCATTTAGACTTGCTAATATGGCTAGGTCTATGAATAATAACAACTTGTTGACATACTCTACAAAGATCATGGCTGCAACTGACGATGCCTTTGCATATGTATTAGGCCGTGCTAAGATGCGTGAAAAGGCTATGCGTAGAGTTATGGAGCTACAAGAAGGTGGCTATAAAACACCCAAGGTAACTAAAGAGTTAATGAGAGCATACGAAGATGACTTCTATGCACAAGTGTTTGACTCTGCTGGTAATCTTACAGATGAAGCAACTAACTTTGCACGTAAAGAAGTTACACTTACACAGGAACTTACAGGCTTTGCAAAGGGTCTAAACGATGTGTTTACTGCTACACCACTAGCTAAACCATTCTTTTTGTTTGCTAGAACTGGTGTAAATGGACTTGCACTTACAGGTAAATACACACCCGGTTTTAACTTCTTAGTCAAAGAGTTTAACGACATTGCATTTGCAAACCCAGCTGATTTAAGCAGTGTATCTAAGTATGGTATATTTACTGTTGAAGAGCTAGCTAACGCAAGAGCTTTACAACAAGGTAGGCTAGCAATAGGTTCTGCTGTAGTATTTATGGCTACACAGGCATGGATGCGTGGTGATCTTAATGGTAATGGCCCTGTTGACAGACAGAAAAGACAGATGTGGTTAGATGGTAAGTGGGAACCAAGAACAATTAAGCTCGGTGCTGTACGTGTTGGTTATGATAACTTTGAGCCATTTAACCTTATTATGTCTACAATCGCTGACGTAGGTGACGCAAGTGAACTTATGGGTGAAGAGTGGACAGAAAACGAACTAGGTAAAATCTCACTGGTTGTAGCACAAGCTGTAACAAGTAAATCATATTTAGCTGGTATACAATCGTTTGTAGATTTATTTGGTGGTAGACCCGGCCAAGGCCCACGTATTGGAGCAAACTTACTAAACAATACTGTACCACTAGCTGGTTTACGTAACGAACTAGGTAGATTATTTAACCCATACATGCGTGAGATTGGATCTGGTATCAGACAGTCTATACGTAACCGTAACCAAATAACAGAGGCTCTTGCTAATATAAACCCACTAGCTAAACCTTTACCGATTAAGTATGACATGCTCAATGGTAAACCAATTAAAGATTGGGACTTTATGACTCGTGCATATAATGCTGTTAGTCCTATAACTCTTAATCTAGATCAAACAGAGGGTCGCAACTTTCTATTTGATAGTGGTTATGATTTACGTTTGTCCACATACTACGCACCTGATAGTACAAATCTAACTGACCAACCAGAAATTAGATCTAAGTTTCAACGAGCTATAGGTTTACAAAACTTAGAACGTGAACTAGATAAATTAGCCAGAAATCCACAAGCTATTGCATCTATGAAACAGATGTATGAAGATATTAGATCTGGTAGAAGAGCTGATTTCAATGCTAGAGATTATTGGCATAACAGAGCTATAGATAGATTATTCCAAAGAGCACGTAGAGTTGCATGGGCATCTATCAAAAACGATTCTGATATACTTAAGCTAATAGAAGAGCAAAGACGTAAAGATGTAGCACGACTACAAAAACGTAATACAACAGCTAACCTCCTCAACATATACAAATAAATGGCAACAACATTCGTAGAATACACTGGGGATGGGAACGCTACTAAGTCGTTTTCTTTCCCTTCATATCAAGAATCTGATGTCAAAGTTCGTGTAGATGGCGTACTCAAAACAACAAGTACACACTACAACATTACCGGCTACACTACTACAGGTGGTGGTAATGTAGTCTTTACATCAGGTAATATACCATCCAGTCCAGCTAACATACGTATATATCG